AGTAAGCTGTATGCGAAATGCGGGGAAACGAAGGCGGTGAGCGCGTTTTCGCGGCACAGCACGAAAAAAGATGGATTGCAATCAGAGTGCAAAGAGTGCGCGAGAGAGAGAAAACGCGTTTACTACGCTGCTAACTCAGAAAAGGTGAGAGAGGCAAGCCGGGTTTACTACGCTGCTAACTCAGAAAAGGTGAGAGAGTACAATCGCGTTTACCGGGCTGCTAATCTAGAAAAGGCGAGAGAGGCAGTCCGCGTTTACCGGGAGGCAAATCTAGAAAAGGAAAGAGAGAGAAACCGCGTTTACCACGCTGCTAACTCAGAAAAGTTGAACGAGAAAAAACGCGTTTACTACGCTGCTAACTCAGAAAAGGCGAGAGAGAGACAACGCGTTTACCAGGCTGCTAACCCGGAAAAGGTGAGAGAGGCAGTCCGCGTCTGGCAGGCTGCTAATCCAGAAAAGGGAAGGGTTCACAGCCAGCGCCGCCGCGCCCGTAAAGCTAACCTCCCCAACACCTTGACCGCCGCCGAATGGCAATATGCCATTGATTACTTTCATGGCTACTGCGCGGTATGCGGTAGACAGTTAAAGGATTTATTCGTCACGCACACCGCTTCCGCCGATCACTGGATACCACTCACCAAAGGCGGCGGGACGACAGCGGATAACATCGTGCCTCTATGTCACGGTGAGGACGGATGCAACAACCGCAAGGGCAATGCGTTACCCGAAGCGTGGCTTGCCCTGAAATTTGGCAAACGGAAGGCGCGAGTAATCTTGCAGCGCATCCTCGAATACTTTGAATTGGTAAAAGCAAAGGATAAGGAAGTCGCATGACTGACCGTCAAGGCGGACAGCGCAGACGGTCAAGCGAGATGTAGTTGAAATCGGTGTGCAAGCTACGCTGCCGATGATGGAGATGATGGGTTGAAAGCGGCGGTCTTTTGATTCACCTATTCCATTTGACTTAACGAACAATTGTGCTACACTATTGTTCAACAATTAACTCTGCGCGGAGTGTTGCCAATGCCTTGTCTATTCAAGGTGTTGGCAACACTTCTTTTTATTTGGGGGGTAGGTCGTGATAGTTCCAGCTTTGAAGATGTTGGGTGATGCAGGGGATCGCATCGGCGGCTATCTGGTCGTCTTCGGCAGTCCAGCACAAAAAGACCTGACAGGTGAATATTTTACACCTGAGACTGAATTGGGCTTGGATTGGTACGCACAGCGTCCCATGCTCTACCATCACGGACTCGACGGCGAACTTAAGACAGCACTCATCGGCACAATCGACACGCTGAAAGTAGATGCCGTTGGCCTTTGGGCGGAAGCCCAGCTCGACATGCGTAACCGCTATGTTGGGGCTGTCCGCAACCTCGTAGAGAAGGGCGCTCTTGGTTGGTCGTCCGGTAGCCTTCCGCATTTGGTGGAAGTCGCCGCAGACGGACGGATTAAGAAGTGGCCTATCGTCGAAGGTAGTCTCACACCCACCCCCGCTGAACCGCGCAGAACTAATGTCAGTAATTTGAAAGCCGCCATTAGAGGCGTTAACGGTTTCAAGACTCTGGAAGACCTTTTAGGTGAAGCAGAGAGCGACCCTGAACGCGAGACGGCACCATCCGAATCTCAATCGCAAACAGGAGCAAAGACCATGACCATTCGTGATTTAGTCCTAGCGGTTTTCGCCGCTATGGGACTTGATGTACCTGCTGAGGAACAACTCGCGCAGATCGTCACCCAAGTTGAAGCCGCAAACAGCAGCGTGGGCGGCGAACAAAAAGCCGATCCGGTAGCCCAGGCAGCCCTACCCGAAGAAGAAATGATGAAAAATGTCGAAGACATCATTCCGCAAAAGACGATTAACACCGCCTTTATCAAGAGTGTGATGGATGTCATCAACAAAGACCGCGCCAATGCCGTTATTGCTGAGGCTATCAAAGCCAATGTAGGACATGGCGGCACGAGCCGCGCATCTGGCGCACAGGTCAACCCACCCGCGAACAAGCCGACACAGATCACCGTTGGTAGCAAGTTTGACCCACTGACCGCCCATGACTTGGCGCTTGGTTATCAGATGCTGCGCGGACGGACGAGCGATGAATATCGCAAAGCGATGACCTATAAAACCGCTCAACTGGTCGAAAAAGGCGATGTCGCCGCTAATGATCTGGCTGTCAAAAGTCACTTCCCGTTTTTGAAGGCTAGCGAAGTCATGGCTGCTGATTCAGCAGGTTTTGGCGACGAGTGGGTTTTCAATTACTACGGGACTCAACTGTGGGAACAAATCCGCGAACAAACACCCGTCTATCAGAAGATGCTTTCTTATGGCATGGATGAAGCCGAAATTCCACAAGGATATGAAGCTGAAACCATCCCGCTTGAAGGCGCTGATCCTGATTGGTATGTTTCCACCGGGGGGGCAGATGAAAACGCAAGTAGCGGTACGGTCACCCCTACATCGGCCTCTTCAAAATTCGGGACGGGACAGAAAAGCGTCACTGTCGCCAAGCTGTCTACACGTCTCAACTACCAGCAGGAACTGGAAGAAGACAGCATCATCAACATCGTCAGAGAAGCCAACCGCAAGATCAATGTGAGTGGTGCGGAACAAATGGAACGCATCCTGATTAATGGGGATACCGCCACCGGCGCGAGTACGAACATTAATTTGATCGATGGCACTCCGGCAACGGCACCCTCCAAACCGTCCTACACACTGTTGAACGGCTTGGCGAAACTGGCGCTGGTGACCAATACCGCCAATGCCGCTGACGCAGCTAACACGCTGGCAGATACGATTTTCTTGGCACTGCTTCCGCTGCTAGGCGTGGACGGTAAACATGCCACCGACCCAAGCAAGGTGCTGTACATCATCGACAATTCAACGTACTTCGCAGCGCTCAACCTTGCCATCTTGAAGACGCAAGATGTCTTCCCGACGGCCACCATCGTTGAAGGTGTGTTGCGTCGGATTTATGGCATTGAAATTGTGCGCTCCGGCTTCTTCGGCAAAGGCAATGCCACAGGCAAAGTCAGCGCGACGGGTGGCAACAACACCAAAGGCCGCATCCTACTGGTGCGACCCGATCAGTGGGCGAGTCGCTGGAAGCGTCGTATGCAGGTTTTTACGACCTACTATCCGGCATCGGATACAACTCAGGTTGTGGCGCATATGCGTTGGGGTCTGGCGTTTCGTGACAACGAAGCCGCCGCGATTGCATACAACGTCAGCACGACTATCGCCTAATCCGTCTGCTGCATAAGCAGGCAAGTAAAGAAACTCTTTCCTGTCCATTAACGGAGGACTGTAGAAATGACCCAGAAAACTTATATCCCGCGCATGGGTGAAGACGCAGATTTTGGAAATCTCACCGCCGCCACATTGACTGTTGGCGGCAACGCGGTGAGCATGACCTCAGTGCTGCTTGGTGCGGGGCAAGTCGTTGATCTTAACGGCGAGAATGATGCGCTTGTTTTAGATGCCGATGCCGATACCACCATCAGCGCCCCAACGGATAACCAGATCGACGTTGAGATTGCCGGGGCGGACGACTTCCGTTTTACCGCCAATCTCTTTGAAGCGTTGTCGGGCAGCCTAATGAAAGGCGAACTTCGCCAAGCGGTGCAGACCTTAACTGCCACCGGGGCGATTACGCTGCGCTGCGGCTTGGTGATCCTCAGTCATGCGACGGTAGTCATCGCGGCAACTTTAGTTGCGCCTACGGCGGGTGACATGCTCATCATTACGAATGGCTCTGCATCGGGAACGGTTGCACATACCGTCACGCTTTCGGGTGTGACTTGGAACGGGACAAACAGCGTTGCGACACTGGATGCACCAGGCGAAGCGCTGCTTGTCATCGCACTTTCTGCAACCCGCTTTTTAGTGCTGTCCAACATTGGCAGCGTAGCCTTCTCATAGGAGGTGTACAGATGGCTATAACAATTTCCGTACACAACAACTATGGCGGACGACTGACAAATGAAGAACGCATCGAGCCGGGCGAATATGAAGATACTGATCCACGCCTCTTTGGGCTGGCTAAGTACCTCGTGGAGAACGGTCATGCGGAAGTCATCGCCGAATCGTTACCCGAAGAAGTCATCGCGCCTATCGTCCCAACCGACCTAGACCGCGACCCGGAACTTGATCCTTTAACGGATGAGGAACTGGCGCTTATCGCCCAAGTCACGAAAACCGAAGTTGTCACCAAACAGCTTTCGGATGAGGAACTGGCTGCACTTGAAACGCTTGCCAACGAGCAGCATGAAGATGCTGCACCTGTCGCTAAAACCGCTAAGAAGGGCGGTAGAAAATGAAAGACTTCCAACACTGGGGGGAAGTTGACGAAACAGGGCAGACCATCCGTGACACGCAGACTTGCGCCGTCACGGGTGCGTTTGTGCCGCATGGCGAAGGGGCGCAATGCTTTATCAGAGAAACGATGTTGTTCTATCGCTTGACCCGTCAGGCGCGGAATGGCATCACGCAAGAACAGCGCGCCACCGTTGAGGAGCAAATCCGCAGCGCCAAGCAGTTAGGTATCTCGCAGGAGACACTTAAACGCATCGCGCCCGAAATACTTGAATGGGTTGACCCGGAAGCCGAACCGAAAGTGAAGCGTAAGTAATGCTCACGACCTTTGATTTAGTGATTGATGAGATGCGAGAGACAGAGGAAAGCTACGTCACGCCAACGGTGCAGGATAAGCAATACATCCTGAGAGCAATAGACGATGTGCTTGCAACCGCCGAGCGTAACACGCGGCGCAGCCTAGCACCCCGTCTTGAGACGCGCAAATTCGACGCTTTACCCATGTCGTGCAATGGTCTGGTTTATGACGATCTACTTTTCCTAGACGCTGAACTGTTGACCGCCTCATCAATCACAGTTGAAGGTTCGGCGCTTGCGGCAAGTGCCTATACGCTATTGCCGCAAGAGGATAAGCACAAAACCAAAATCCAGATCATTGACGGGTCTTGGTTGGGTGCAAGCGTTCCGGCTGATGCTATCGCGGTGGCGGGTGTTTGGGCATACCACACGCAGCCGAGCGAGGCGTGGCTCAACAGTATGGACACGGTGCGGGATGCCCCACTGTCTTCATCCAGTCGCACGATCACCGTCACCGACATCAAAGGCGAAGACGAGCGCTTTGAAACGCCGCGCTTTTCACCCGGTCAGTTGCTCAAGATCGGGAGCGAATATATGCAGGTGCGTAAGGTCACGATCTCAGTCGCCGCTACACCTGTCCACACGATTTCAGTCATGCGTGGAGTACGCGGCACCACCGCAGCCGAATACGCGCAAGGCGCGCCGATCACAATCTGGCGGCCTGACCCAAGTGTCCGCTATTACGCGACGCGGTGGGCAGCTTACAAATTTCAACATCGTGGACAGTTCATCAAAACGCAAGTTGACGGCATGACCGCTATTGAATGGCCTGTGGATATGCCCGATGAATCAAAGTTGTTTTTCGCCTCACTGGTACGTTTGGCGAGGATTAAAAAAGTATGACCGACATTCAATACTTGTACCTTGATGATGCTGTAGAGCGCATCGTAGAAGCGTGGGAGGAGATGACCATTCCGGCATCACCGCCGCGCTTGAAGAAGTCGCTTAAAGTTGTGCAGGCGGCACAGAAGTTCTTACTTCCTGTTCCGACAGCCTTCCCGTGTGTGATGCTTTATCCGGGCGGGTTGACTGCTGGCGATGCTGGCGAACCCTACGACGAGCAGGCGATTACCGTCATCAGTCGCTTCCTGATCGGGAAGGTGCAGAGCAACCTAAAAGGCGAAAATCAAAAACTATTATGGCTGTTTATCCCGTATGCGGTCAACTGGTTCAATGCCCATTCTGACCTTAGCTGGAAGACGGGACAAGCTGACCTTTGGCTAATACCGGGCGGTGCGTTTGTGACATCTGTAACGCGCAACGGCTTATTTCGGGATGACCCGGAGCATGTCGGCTTTGAACTAAGCCACACCTTGAAATTCAATATCGAAAATGAAGAAGCCATCTGGCTAGGAGTTTAGGCTATGGGAAGTCCGTTTAAGCGCTATATAGCTGGCGGCAGTAAAGAGACGTGGGGCGCATTCTACGATACCAACGGCATGTTATGCGGGAGCGTAACCGCGTTGGCTGCTGGCGAGTCATCGTCCCTGCTGCGTCTCAATGCCGTCAAAAAGATGAGTGTGGCAACACCAGAACGCACCCGCGAAAATCAAAGCGGTGATGATATCTCACAAGGCTTTCTCACGTTTGACCCTATCGAGAATACAACCACCGACATTGATATGGGCGTGGGCGACCTTGACCGCGAAGCAGCGTTGCAAGGAACAAAGGTCTATGACGTGGGACCATTCGAGATTGTGGGTATCAACCCACAGATCGAAGACCTCCCGCCGATGATGCTACTCAACCACAGCAGCGCGAAGAAGCGCGTGTATGGGGAACAGTCTCAAAAGGGCTATGAGTTCATCATCATGAATTATGGCGAAATTGCAGTCAAAGGCGAGAGTAGCCGTGACGAGCGCGTTTTGCGCGACTACACCCACACGGGTACATGGGAACGTACAACCGTATGGCCTTGGGGCAAGATCATGACTTTGGCTGCTGAAGGGTCGCTTGCCATGTCTGGCGGACGCGCTATTGCAGTAACGCCGCCGCACATTGACATTTTTCAGGGCAATGGTGTGTTAACCACCATGACACTTTCCAAAAAACCGCTTAGCGATCATACCACTACGAATATCGTGGTCTATCAGCAAGACACGTCTACAAGAGTGTCCACGCTTTTGGTGCCGACTACTGCATGGACGGTTGTTCCATCAACCGGAGTTGTCACGTTTGCAGTCGCGCCCAGCGCAACCAAGCGTAACTACATCGTGTATTTGAGGGCTTCTTAACATGGAACGTGCAAGCGAAAAAGGCGAACTCTTGGGCGTGACTTTTACGGTCTATCGTGAAAACCGTATGGGTCAAGCGCAGCGCGGCATCCTCTATAACGACTTAGTAGGTGCGGTTCGGGGATTTAATGAGGAAGGTAACCGCCTACCGCTTCGTGTTGAAGATGCTGAAATCTATGTCCTCTTGGCAAGCAATAGCTGCGAAATTATCAGCGATGATCCAGCGTGGAATATTCCCGCCTTTCATGTGCCTATCGCGCAGCATGTTAATGCCGTCACCCTTTGGATGGACACAGAACCTAGTATCGGGAACGCCATTAGTGCCGCGTTTGATCGGATTAACGCGCCGCTGGTGCCGCGCCCGATTCTGCCTGCAAGTGAACACACTGAGGCGGAAAAAGCAGACCCGAATTTTTTAGACGAAGGCAAGACTACCAAAAAAGGTTAAGCGATCTCGCCCGACAGGTCGCGCTGCGCGAGGCGGGATTGCTTAAAAGCGACCACGAAGATGAGGAGATAGAAGGTTACTTTGACCCGGATATGGTGATAGAAGCCTATTTATCCTATCGGGACAAGAACCTCCTACCATTCGACGGTGGCGTACTTGAGCAGCCTAATGGGTTGCTCGATGGGCTGCGACTGATAGACCGTATGGTCTCTTGGTGGCTCGTTGAAAATGAACGCGACGATCCAGACGAATTACCTTCATGGGGTGATTTTATGAGACTAAAGACTGAGTGATCAAATGACCGTTGTAGAAGCGCTGCTTAAACTTAGACCCGACCAGCGAAGCATCGGCGATAGTATCAAGGCTATCGGCTCTGTTGAGTCGCGTCTTGAACAGGTAAGCAAAGGCGCTGAGGCAATCGGCAAGGCCGCCAGCATTGCAGGTCGATCCCTTAAAGATATGGCGGCGCAAACCAACGTCAACCCCGCAACACAAGAATTAGCCACTCTACGATCTGAACTGGTATCAGTGCAGAACGAAGCCGTTAAAACAAGCGCGGCACTGCAAGACATTAAGAAGCCGGATGTTAGCGGTTCGGTTGGCGACATCAGTACATCATTGGGCGCGGCGGGGTCTGTCGCCTCGCTGGCGGGTGGTGGGGCGCTGCAAGGGGCGCTGCAAGGTGGTGGGGATATTGCCGGACTGATCGAATACCTTCCACGATTTGGGGAGGGTATTCAGGCAATTGGCACAGCGGTCAACACCGCGACGGGACCATTGAGCAGTATGGCAAGTAGTGCGCTCTCTGCTGTACCCGGCCTGTCGAGTGCAGGTGCAGGACTCGTCACAATGGGGGTTGTTGGTGCTGCTGCTGGCGCGGCTATAGCATTCGCAGCAGTTGCGTTGGGTGACTACAACAAGGGTGTGAACGAACAAGTTAAAGCGGTACAGTCTGCTACAGCGGGTCGGCGCTCCGTCAACGAACAGCTTGCCAGTGGCACACTTTCTACCGAAGTTGCACAGGCTGAGATTGAACGCCTGTCAGCACTCGTTACAAGTGAGCAGGGGGAACTTGCACGCGCTCAAGAGGCTCGTCGCCGATTTAATGAGGGGTTTGGTGCCGCCGCGGGTATCGTCTCGATATTTGATAAGCGTGAGCAGGTGATTGTCAACCAGCGTAACGAGGCTCAAGACAATATCGATGATTACCGAGGCAGTATTACAGCGCTTCAGGCCGCGATGGATAACGGCAGTACGACAGCCATTGATCGCGCCCAAGCTGAAGAAGCCGCAACGGATGCCGACAAGCGCGGTATTGCCGCCTCAGACGGCGCAAAACAAAACGAGAATGAACTGTCACAAGAACGCGCTCGGTCTGCTCAGGTCATCGCGCAGCTTACCGAGCAGGAAGCGAGTATCCGCGCCGCCGCTTCGCAGCAGTCCGCGCAGACGCGGGAAGATCGTAAGATCAGAGACCGCCGCGCCGATGAAGATCAAAAAGAGTTAGCGATTGCGGCCAATATCCGACTCAAGGCAATTCGCGCAGACGGCTTCAAGCAAATCGAGGCCATCACCAAAGAAGCGGGTAAGGCTGAGGTTCAGGCCACCGCGAAGGCGCGCAAAGACATCATCGCCGCCGAAGCGAAGATCAACAAAGACCGCGCCAAGCTGGAAGTCGATAGCCAAAAAGCAACACTTAAACGCGATGTGGATTTCTCCAAAGAACGCCAACGGGCAGCCAAAGCGCTTGACCAGCAAATCTTCGAGGGCGAATTAAGCAACGATATATTGAGCATAACGGTGGCGAAACGCAGAGGCGAAACCGAAGCCTCGCAGCGCCAACAAGATTTTGATGCGACTAAGCAGGAAGCCGCAACGCAAAAAGAAGAACGCCTCGCCGAAATTCGTGCTGAGGGCGAAGCGCGTATCGCTGAAATTAAAAGCGGATTAGGCGAAGAACGCGCACAGATTCAGGCCGGACTTGTGGAGCGCCTCACGGCACAGCGGACGCAGAACGCGGCGGCTGTCGCTGGTGAGCAGGCACAACAGGCCACGCAGGAAGCCAGTCGCCAGAAGCGCAACACACGCCAAGCGGAAGATGATGCGCTGGCGGATCGTCGCCGACAGGACGCGACCAACCGCCAACTCCAAGAAATCACCCGTAAGCGGGACGCTGAACTGCAAGGTATTCAGGCAGTGCAAACCGCCGCGCTCACGATGGTGCGAAGCGTCCAACAAGCCGCCGCAAGCAGGACAACCACGACTACTCAAAGGCCGACGAACAACAGTTCAAACACTCGACCAACGTCCGGCGGAGGAGCCAGCGGAGGAGGCGGCAGTTTTATTCAATTCGGTAAGGGCGGCCTCGTTCCGAAAGGTAAGGAAGTCTTCGCGCAGTTCGAGGGCAACCGCAATTATGACGAGGTGGTTTTGCCTTTAAATGCAGACACCTTATCCAGACTCGCGCTGAGTATGAATACGGGACAGGGTGGCGGATTCACCATGAACGGCGACATCGTTATCGGGGCAGGGAATCAAGTCACTGTCGATGATGTGCGCGGCGCACTCAAATCAACTGTACGAGAAATTTTAAAAGCAAATCAAGCCGCGCTGTCTGGCGCGAGGTAAGGAAATGCGATGTCGGATTACCACAGCGGCGGCTCGTATCGCTTGCGCGCCGGGTGGGTCAGTCGAGCCGAACTGGCAGCAGAGTACGAGATCGTGCGCTGGCCTAAAGCCGCCGATCAAAGGTACGCCCGATGGAAAATTCCAATGGACGAAGGGCGTTTGACCAATCGTTACGCGGAGGATGTTATCAGCTTAGGCGGCGCGGCCATCACGTTAGGCGAAGGTAACGACTTATGGCCTCTGGGCGGCTGGACAACGGGCATGACCACCTACGTTAAGGATACGATCTTTAGCGGACTCAATTGGGGGAAATTTACGATTATGACGTGGGATAGAAGCGTAGGCTGGATCGTCGTCCAGTGTTACGGCTATCTCAAACGTCCAGCGGAAGCGGGTACGCCCGGCTGGCGGAGGGGATTTAAGAGCTACAAAATTGAATGGGTGATTGTTGCTGATGCACCAGCGGGTCCCGATCTCGCCATCACTATGACGCATCCTGCCCCTGTGGCGGTCAACGTCAATAAAGCCTACACGATCACGGTCAACAATATTGGCTCTGCGACGTATGGGGATGTGGTTGTGAGCGCTGATGTGCTTGCATCGTTTACATTCGTCACATTCGCAGGGACAGGCTGGACGAGAGAATACTTCGAGAGTGGGGTATGGGTCAGCACCGTTACAACTCCGGCGAATGTCACTAAAGTTCGGGCGACACTGGATGCTTCACTCGCAGCCGGAGCAACAGCCACTACGCTTACACTGACGATGAGACCAACGCTAACAGGTAGTTACGATGTGAGCGCCAGCGTGACCACACCGGGCGATGTAAGCGTCGGGAATAATGCCGCAATAGATGTAACGGTGGTCGTGTAATGGTTATCCTCTCAACGCCCGACAAAAACAAGATCACCAACGCCAAGCGTGTCACGGTACAGCCTGTATTTAATGTGGTGCCGCTCGTAGAGGTCGCCAGTGCGACACTTGCCGCAGCTCCTACTATTCCGATGATCGAGATCAGTGTGACCAGCACCGTAGGCTGGGGAAACTTCACGGTGGGGCAGGCCTTCACGATCAAGAATAGCGCAGGCAAAATCAAGACGTGGGGTGTTGTTCGGAAACAGCCTACACCCACCACGTTTTACACCGATGCCAAAAGCGAAGGTGATTTCGGATATGCAAGAGATGTAATGCAGACTGTCATCGCTGGCGATACCTTGCATATTTATCAGCATCGCCCGATGTGGGGGCTGCTCTCTCGCGCCACAGGCGAAGCAGCTTATAAGGCATGGGATTTGCCCTATGATGGTTCTGGGTCTCGCCCTGTACCCGTCGTCAACATGGGAACACATCAACAGCAGTGGGTCAATACCAGTGGTCGCGCTGTGTTCACACTCAACGCCGGAGGGTCATTCGATTGGTTGTACGGGTCGCCCGGCATCATCGCCTATGCGTGGGGTCTGCCTGCTGGTGCGGTTATCCTGTCGGGGAGTTCTACATCTTCGGTGGTGGTGGTTGATTTGCCTGCTGGATTCTATGAAGTGAACTGCACCGTGACGAGCATCAACGGACGGCAAGCCTCCGGTTGGCGCTGGCTGTTTGCCAACTCGGATAATCCCGCCAGTCCTTATGCACCATTTAATTATAAATATGGACTGGATGCCATCGGTGGGGATGCCTCCGTCAATATTGGGCGTGAACTTTCGGTCACGGTGAAGGGTGAAGCGAAAGCCGCGCTCTATCCCGGCATGATGGGCGTGTTGACCAATCGCATTCTCTTCGACGGTCAGGAATTGGCCGAAGGCGTTATCACCAAGAGCTTTGTCGGGTACATGGATGACATGACCACCGAAGGCCAGCGCGGACGTAAAAGCGTGACGCTCAAGTTTTACGGCCCGCTGAAGCTGGCGCGCAGTATTCCGACTGCAACCCAATTGATGGAAGAAAACACAACGCCGACGGAATGGACTCAAGTCGCTCCGGCTTACACCCATCCGGGCTTTGCGGCTTATTATATCCTCCGCAATCATGCGACCTTCCTTTATAACCATGACTTTTATTTTAGTGCCAACCTGCTTGGGCTGCGCCGCCGTACCTATGGCTTTCGCGCTGAAAACATCGCTTCGCAATTGCAATTCTTGAATGAAATTTCAACGGGCGAAGTCAATTGTCGCAGCGATGGCACCATCTATTTTGTCCGTGAGCCGAACCATCTTCCCGGTGTGCCGCGTAATGCGCTCGATACCAAATACACCTGGACAGAGAACAGCGTCCGTGTGCCGCTGGTGCTTGAGCCAAAGCTGAGGCCGGACGTGGCGCATGTCATCCTTGATGGTATCTCACATGATGGCTCGGAGATTCCTTCGACCTATCGGGCATTGGCACCCGGCAGCGCTCAGGGACAAGGGCTGTCCAAGAGCGACCTTCCCGACGTGAGCGTAACCGCCGCTGGCGGACAAACAGAACTTGAATTTTTAGTCGGTGATGCTTTTGCTTATGTCAATAACCCGCTGGCAAGTCTGCCTTTAACTTTGCTGATGCCGCTGGACATCTTCGACCCCGCAGATGACGACTGGCATAAATTGAACGTACCTGAGGATTATCTTGCGTTTGAACCTGATCGGTTTGGGGTGCGATGGGGCGGTAGTGACGGGACCGGTATTCGTGTGCGTCCGGTACAGGTCACGCGCACATGGCGCAAGTTGGGCAATGTCTGGTTGATGGATATCGCTGTGAATGTCCGCACTGAAAGCGACGGCACACGCGGAATCTATCTCCCCATCGAACGCGGCGGGGCGGGTGGGTATGTTGACCCGGACGGTTGGATTGATACCGTTGAGCAAGTCTTTCCACCTGATCCGCCGGAAATTAATTTGGGTGCAGACTTTGCTCTAGCGATGCCTTGGAACTCCTTCGGTGAGCCGGGACTCTCCGAGAACTTTTTAGAGGAAGTCGTGAATTATGCGCGTGTGCGCGACTCTGGGTCTCAAGCGCTGGTTGGTCAAGTCCTTGATGCGTGTTGGGATAAAGATGCGTTCTATCCGTCTGTGTTGGTCGTTGTATGGGATGGCGGAATAACGCTCACGGTATCGAGTTGTCCTAATTTGCTATCTCCTGCGCCCATCTGGAATACGCAGACGACGATCGTCACCGAAGGTTTATTCTATGGACGCGCCCGAATCGTGCAGAGTACCACCGCGCCTTACTTTCTGGCGGTGGCCTATCTGTCCAGTTTCGGTGTCAAGATCAAACGCCGTTCCAGCGGTGGGTCGTGGGGGGCAGTGGTCAATGTCGGTTCAGGTTCGTTTATAGATGAAGCTAACGCTAACATGCCTTTGGGTATGGAGATTTCCGGCAGTGACATTTACCTACCGGGAACACTCGCCACCGGACGCTGGAAGTTAATGAAGGCCACCGGGTCAGCGGGAGCGTTCAGCGAGATTGCTAATCATCCGGGCGACGATCAAGCCAGCAGTGAACCCATGTCCACCATCAAGAAGGATGGTTCGGGCAACATATTTACGACGTATAACATCTATGACGATACGCCCATCAGCACCACAATTAGCACTTTCCCGACAGGTAACCGGATTGACCTGCTTCCTAATACCGAACTGGCGTTGTCATCTGATGAGGCCGACGCTGATCAACAATCTATTCGGTACGGCGTTGATTATCTGGCGCAATCGGATGAGCAGAAATCAGGGACGGTATACACAGTGTCTCAACTGATTGGCAGCTTCACCACCAAACTTTTGTATCCAAGCGTCATTGCGGACCCGCCCGGCGTTAGTGGTACGCCAATCTATTGGCCTCCGGGCAACACGATTGACGGCGCGTATCGCGTGAATGTCACCGCTGAACTAACCATGCTCAACAGTAGGCGCGAGGTCTTATACTCGAAGCGCGTCCAGTTCCACACACTCGATAAAAGCCAGTCGTGGAGCGTGTCGTATATCGGCGCGGCGGCCATCTTTGGGTTTCCGTATTTTGTGCAGTTTAATGTCACGGCGGCGATTAATGTAACCTTCATTACACCAATCGAAAACGTGCGCTTTGTTGAAGTGCGCTTCCTCAGCGACTCAACGGAACTTTATGGAAAGTGGATTAACAACAGTGTGACACTTCCAGAACTCCAACTTGAAGCCGTCTTTGGCAGCCTCATTATCACCAACAAACGACAGGCCGGACGGCGCATGTATCGCGTCAGCGGTTCAAGCATCTGGACGGACGTTACCCCGACAGAAGAAAGAGTACCGCGCCATCCCTTCGCGCTTACGGCTGCTGGCAGCGAGTTACGCATGATCGCTACAGCGCTGGACGGGTCACGCGCTTTCTGGCGTTCTGGTGATGGTGGCACCCTTTGGGCGCAGGGACGCAGCACAAATTATAACTGGCTCAAGCGCTTACAGGCGGGTGTGTTCGTCGCGGGCGGGGACAATAAACTGGACATCTCTATTGATGATCTGAGTACGTTTGAGCCGCGTATTGGGACATGGTTGCAGAACGTGGGGCAGGTAGGCCGCATCGAAAACGCCCTTATATTGATCGAGAAAACACCATGAGTATTCTAAATGAAAGCGACCTGCAAGAGATGTACGTCGCCGCCCGCGACACTTGGTCGACGCATATTGAAACCGCAAAGACCTATCGTGTTGGGCGAGTGCTGACGGATGGCACTGTTCAGGTCTATGTCCCTAATCCCGAAATCCCCGGCATGGTGTGGGTGCGTCCATACACATCTAACTCGCTCGACGGCGAAGCGATACCCGCGCTTAACGTGTCGCTGACTTCGGAGGAAATTGTCCCAAACTGCTTTGTCTCGGTCAAGCCTTCAGCCAAAGGGCTAACCATCGTCGGACGCGCGCCAGAAGATGCGCTCTACCGCGAAGGTGTACCAGTGCGTCCACAGCGCCCGATCAACATTTCACAATTCGATGTAGGGCTGCTGCGTCCGATGTATCCAACCGTCATGCGCTGTATTGTCTCTGAGGCAGCGTACACGCTGGGCAACCTACGTTATCTTGTCCTCAACCGGGACACGAAAGACTTTACCGCCGATATCCCCGTCACTGTTGGGTTGGCTGTGGGAATACTGGTCGAGATTGACCCGGCAACGGGGACGCTCTATTACACCACCGGGACAACCTTCAACACCAATTTGACGCTGAAGGATGTGTTTAATGTGAATCTCATCAAAACCGTTCAGCCGGGGCGGTTCGCTTCGGGGTGGGTCAAGCTCTACAACGGCATGACGGCAATCACCATTAATGAGGTACTGGCAGCACAGGAAGTCCTCGCCAAGTCAGGCAGCGGGGCAAGCGACATTGTGACCTATCGCGGACAGGTCGTGACATTTAACAGCCAAGTAGTAACATGGAGTGGGTTATGAGCAATGATTTAAGAAGTTTTCCAACTTGGTTTCAATCGGGACTGGATGCCGCTAAAGGCACACCCGCATACTTGGGGCAGACTTATTTCGCCACTGACACCGGAAATAGATACATCGCTACGGGTACAAGCTCATCGGGCGATTGGGTGAGCTTTAGCAGTGCTATTCCAACCCCAACCGAAGCGGGGCAACTCATTGTTTGCACCGCGCCGGGAACTTACGGGTTAATTGATCCAGCAAATAGTAGGGGTCAAATACTGGTCACCAATGCGAGTGGTGTTCCGACACTGCTTACGGTGGGGGCAAACGATCAAACGCTGTTAGCCGATAGCACAACCGCTACAGGCGTAAAGTGGGCTGCGCCGCTCCCGAAGACCTCCGCTCGGATTGAAGGAGTCAATGGCACACCGACGTACAGCGTCTCCGCCGTAATCGATTGGGCAACTGAAAGTTATGATGATGCCAATTTCTGGACAAGCGCAGATCGTTCTAGGCTGACGATTGCTACCGCTGGACGGTATCGCGTCTCCATGAACCTTTATTCCACGATCACCATAAATTCTACTGCGGATGTAACAATTCGTCTGCTCAAGAATGGCACATCGCTGTCAGTGCTGTATGGTAGATCTTTCTCCACGACCACAACTGAGATGATAAATGGGGCGTGGGAGGGCGCACTCGCCGCCACCGATTACTTGCAGTGGGAGATACTACTCACCAACAGCGCGACACTCTCTCCCTCAGTTAACGCCGCCAATTCGCGGACGGTCATCGCTGCATCATGACAAATTATTGGGAATATCCGGGTTTAGGACACGTCCGCATCGGGCTTCAATCGGAATTACCTACGCTGTTCGACGTGCCTAATGATGGCTTCTGGGCGTTGGATACCGGGAATTATTATCTCTCAAACCTGCTTCGCCTTCCGGTTTTGGTCAATGCTGTGACAGCCGCTGCACCTGTCAATGCAACTTACATTACACAGGTAGCCAACAGCGCATTAACTAACGAGTTTGCTCTAGCAGCTTTGGCAAGTGGCCTACTCGCCGTCACAACGGCTACAGGCGTATTGTCCAGTGTCGTACCCGGCGCGGCGGGGCGAACGCTTGTTAGTAACGGCACGGATTGGATTGTCTCTGAAGGATTGAACGCTGGTCATATCGTGGATGGTCGCCTTACGATTACCAGCGGTGAACCTGTTAATGTATCAAACACATTCGGCACAACCATCTATTACGCCCCATACAGGGGCGCTCAAATT